ATGCTGACGGTGGAGGAGTTCGCGATCTGGCAGCGCGAGACGCCGCGGGAGGTCCGGCGACGGTTGCGGTCCCTGGCTGGCGTCTTCCGCCAGTCGCGCGAAATGGTGCGCATCCATCCCCGAACCTACTTGGCCGGCAGGAACCGGCACTGGTGACATGGACGAGGAGATTTACACCCCCCACTGCCGGAGCCGTTCTGCGCGGATTGCCTCGAGCTGCGCATCGAGTTGGCGCGGCAGCGGGAGCGGGTGGTGATGGCGGCGGCGGCCGCGGCGGTGGGTTGGGGCGGCTTCTTTCTGGTGATTTGGGCGCAGTAAAACACAAACAACAAACACGACATATGGCACGAAAAGCGAAAAGCGAGACAAAGAAAATCAAGCGGCTGCTGCGGGTCAGTCTGACGCAGGCGGAACTGCTGGCGGCTGGAAAGCTGCAGGCCGACAAAGCGATCGAGTTGGCCGCGGTGGACAACGACCGGAAGCGCATCGCCGACGACTTCAAGGCGCGGGTGACGGCTTTGGAGGCGGAGACGGCGAGCTTGGCGGCGAAAATCAGCACGGGTTACGAATACCGCAACGTGCCGTGCACGGTGTATCTGGGGGACCCGGAGCCGGCGCAGAAGCGGATTGTGCGGGACGACACGGGCGAGCAGGTCGCGATTGAGGACATGACGAGCGACGAGATGCAGCGGGAATTGACGACGGCTGGCGCGGAAGGAGGCGCGGAGTGAAAGCCGCGGTGGTGTTCGACATTGAGACCGTGCCGCTGCCGGTGGAGGAGCTGTTGGCGACGGCGCCGGAGTTCAAGGCGCCGGCGAATCTGAAGGACCCGGCGAAGATTGCGGCGGCGAAGGAAGAGAAGCGCGCGGCCTACATCGAGCGCGCGGCGCTGGACTGGAAGACGGCCCAGGTGGTGCTGGTCGGGTTCCATGACGGGCGGGAATACTCGAGCTTTACGGGGCTGGAGTCGGACGTCATTGGCGGGAGCCTGGCTCTGATTGGGCGGCTCTTGAATCAGGGGACGTCTGTGGGCGGGCATAACGTGAAGGCGTTTGACTTGCCGATGCTCATCAACCGGGCGCGGCTGCTCGGGGCGCCCATCCCGGACGGGATCATGGCCTGGTATCGGGGCCGGTTCGGCTGGCACGAAGGGATTTTTGACACGCTGGAGGTCCTGAGTTTCGGGCGGAGTTTTGAGGGCAACGGGTGCGACGACTGCGCGCGGGCCTTCGGTCTGCCGGCGAAGCTGGGGAGCGGTGCGGATTTTCCGGCGCTCTGGCGCGCGGATCGGGACGGGGCAATCAACTACAACCGGCGCGATTGCGAGATTGAAATTCAGCTCGCGCAGCGCTGCGGCTTCTGAGGAGTGGCTTATGACTGCGCCTTTGAATCGGCCTGTGCCTATGGTGTCGCGACCGCCGACGAAGTCGGCGGTCCAATTTGGGAAGATCGCGGGAGCGGCCGGGCACCGGGTGGTGCTCTACGGTCCCGGCGGGATCGGGAAAACTTCTCTGGCTTCCTTGGCCCCCGGGCCGGTGGTGTTCTTCGACCTGGACGAATCTTTGCCGCGGCTGCAGTCGCAGCTCGCGAGCAAGCCGCTCGTGGTCCCGTGCCGGACCTGGTGGGAATTGCGGGAGGCGCTGGCCGCCCCCGGTTGGGAGACGGTTAAAACGGTGGTGGTGGATTCGTTGACCCGGGCGGAAGAGCTGGCGGTAGCTGCGACGCTGCGCGACGTGCCGCACGAGAAGGGGCACCGGTGCGAGCGGCTGGAGGATTACGGCTTCGGGAAGGGCTACAGCCATGTCTTCGACACGTTCCTGCCCCTGCTGCTGGACCTGGACGCGCACGCGCGCGCGGGGCGCAACGTGGTTTTAATCTGCCATGACTGCACGTCGAACGTGCCGAACCCGGCCGGGGATGACTGGCTGCGGTATGAGCCGCGGCTGCAGGCCCCGGCGAGCGGGAAGGCGAGCATTCGCCTCCGGGTCCGGGAGTGGAGCGATCACGTTTTGTTCCTGGGCTACGACGTTGCGGTCGACAAGGAGGGCAAGGGGAAGGGCTGTGGGACGCGGACGCTTTACCCTGGGGAACTGCCGCACTGCATGGCGAAGAGTCGGACGATGAATGAGCCGGTGGCCGTGGAGGCCGGCGGCGCGGTGTGGGCGCAACTTATCAAATAGAAAGGCAACCGAATGTTACTCGAGAACGGAAAATATAAGGCGAAGCTGAGCGGTCAGATCATCGTGTATGAGGCGGAGAGTGGTTCTTTGTGCCTTGCGGTGCCGTGCCGGGTTTGTGAGGGGCCGCAGGCCGGGACGGACATCAAGCATACGGTTACGCTGGTGAACAAGGAGCGGGAGTTGCGGGAGGGGAATTGTGAGACGATGCGGACGGTTTTTGGCTGGGACGGGGCGGATCCGTTCTGGCTGTCGGACACGGACCTGTCTGCGGCGGAGTTCGAAATTGTCGTGGAGAATGAGGACGTGACGGACAACTTCGGGACGGTGAAAACGGTGAGCAAGGTGAAGTGGCTGAACCCGCTGGGTGGCGGGATGAAAATGCCGGCGATGGCGGATCGGCGGGCGGTGCTGGCGAAGTTCGGGCCGATGTTCCGCGCGACGGCGCGGCGGGCGCCGGCGGGGACGGTCCCGGCTCCTGCGGCCTCCCCTGCCCCGGCGGCGCCGGCGGTCCCCAGCCGGCCGGTGTTGGCGCCGCGGGCGCGTCCGGCGGCGGTGGTGGCGGTGACGGTGGAGGAAGCCTGGAACGCGTTCATGCAGGCGCACGGGGCGGCGGCGGAGAAGAAATGGACGGAGGCGTGCACGGCGATGGGGATTGTCGGCGAGCCGACGGCGGCGCAGTGCGCGGCGTTGAAGCAGGCGGCGAGCGGAGACGACGAGATCCCTTTTAAGGGGCCAGCGGCGGCTGCGGTGGCGGGGCCGGCGCTGGCGGCGGAGGCCGCCGCGGTGCTGGATGCGGAGACGGTCGGGCGGCTCGAGGAGGCCATCGGGACGAACGGGCCGGCGGCGGCGAACTGGCTGCTGCGGCACAATTGGCTGCAACCCGGGCAGGGTTTGGAGCGTTTGAGCCGGGCGGATGCGGATAAAATCCTCAAGTCGGTTTCGCAGTTCCTGCGGGCGATCAAGTCGACGGAGGAGAAGAAATGACGGAGGCGGTGCAAGCGGTGGAGCCGGGTCGGTGTGCCAAATGTGGGCGCATCGACCCGGGGCAGGGTTGGCCGTGGCCGCGGTTGTGTGTGGCCTGCGCGCCGAAGTCCTGGCCTTGTCCGTTCTGCGGGAGTTGGGGCGCGGTCTGGTTCGTGAAGGACTCGGACGATGGGGAGGCCTGGGTGGAGTGCGCGGTGTGCAAGGCGCGGGGTCCGAGGGTGCCGCTGGAGGGTCTGGCGCTGGGGGCGTGGAACCGGCGGAAGGCGGCGCGGTTGCCGGGGATTTTGGAAACGGAGTTGGCGTCATGAGTGTTGAGCAACTGATTGAGCGGCTGCAGACGATGCCGAGTTATTATGAGGTCAAGGCCTTCTGCCCTGGGGTGGAGGTCCGCGACATGGAAGAGGCTGTTGTGGCGGTGGCCGTGGACCCGTCGACGAAGTCGGTTCTTTTGGAGTTCACGCCGACGCCGGGGCTGCAAACGGGGATGAAATTGTGACCGCTCAAGCCACAGAGAAGCCGCCGTGTCGGGTCAATGGCAGGGCGAACCCGGCGTATAACAAATGGTATCAGCGGGAGCACCGGGAGCGCGTGAAGGCTCATCGCAAGGCGCGGCGCGCTGCTGGAATAGAGCGGCGCTACATGGACGCGTATCGGGCGAAGCATCGGGAGCGTTTGAAGGCGGCGGGCAAGGTTTGGTGGGCGAAGAACAGGAAAAGCGCGATCGCGAAGAATGCGGATTGGAAGCGCCGGAATGTTGAGAGGGCCCGAGCGATTGCCAAGAGGGCAAGGGCTAAGATGGTTCGGACTATGCCTGACCGCTACCTCTATCATCTCGCCGAGATGCCTTTGGGGACGCTGCCGAAGCCGTTCCTTGAAGCAATGAGAGCAAACCTGAGACTGAAACGATTATGCCGAGACCTGACAACATCGAAGAGCTGAGAAATCAACTGTTGGACGCCTTTGAGTGGGTGAAGGCCGATCCGCGGCGGGCCAACCAGGTAAAAGAGATGACGAACGCGGCCGGCAAGGTGCTGGGCACGGTGAAGTGCCAACTGGAATACGCCATCCTGCGGCGGGAGCGGCCGAGTATTGAGTTCCTCGGGGGCGAGGGCGCCGGCGAGCAGGCGAAGCTGCTGGCGGGGATCCACGCGGAGATTGACGCCGGCAAGGGGGCTGAGGATTGATGTTTGAGCCAGGGCAACGGGTTTTTGTTCGGGCGCTGCAGGTCCACGGGCGCGTGGAGCGCGTGGTGGTGCTCGGCTCTGGGCCGGTGCTGGAGGTGGCGGTGGACGGGGCGGAGTCGGGCGGGCGGCGCCTGGTGTTCGTGCGGGCGGCGGAGGTGGTGCCGGAACGGGAGTTCCGGCAGGGAGAATTTTTGTAATGGAACTGCGGCCTTATCAGGTGGGCGTGCTGGAGGGCGTTGAAGCCGGCTGGGCGGAGGCGAGCAAGCAGCTCGTCGTGGTGCCGACGGGCGGGGGCAAGACGGTTATTTTCTCGCACCTTGCGGCCCGGCGCCAGCCGGGGCGGACGTTGGTGCTAGCGCACCGGGAGGAGCTCATCGACCAGGCGATCGCGAAACTACACGCAGCAACGCGCATCTACGCGCAGAAGGAGAAGGCGGAGAGCCGGGCGAGCCTGGAGGCGCCGGTGGTGGTGGCCAGTGTGCAGAGCATGGTCCGGCGGCTGGACCGCTGGCCGGCGGATCATTTTTCCTTGGTGATTTGCGACGAGGCGCACCATGCGCTGTCGGATTCGTGGCAGACGGTGCTGAAGCATTTCGACGGGGAGGCGGATGTTCTGGGCGTGACGGCGACGCCGGACCGCGGGGACCGGCGGGATTTGGGAGTCTATTTTCAGCGGCTGGCGGCGGAGGTCGGCTTGTTCGACCTGGTCGGACAGGGGTTCTTGTCGCGGATTGCGGTCAAGGCCCTGCCGCTGAAAATCGACTTGGACGGGGTGCGGAGCGTGGCCGGGGACTTTGCCGAGCGGGATCTGGGCGACGCGCTGGAGCCGTATCTTGCGCAGATTGCGGCCGCGGTGCGGGAGCATGCGAGCTTCCGGAAGGTGCTGGCGTTCCTGCCGCTCATCGAGACGTCCCGCAAGTTTGTTGAGGCCTGCCGCGCGGCCGGGCTGTCGGCGGCGCACGTGGACGGGGAGAGCCCGGACCGGGCGGAGTTGCTGGCGCGGTTTCGGGACGGGGAATTCGACATTTTGAGCAATGCCATGCTGCTGACGGAGGGTTACGACGAGCCGAGCATTGATTGTGTCCTGGTGCTGCGGCCAACGCGGAGCCGGTCGTTGTTCGCGCAGATGGTCGGACGGGGCACGAGGGTTGCCCCGCACAAGCGGGATCTGTTGTTGCTGGATTTTTTGTGGAACCACACCCGGCTGGGCGTGGTGCACCCGGCCTGCCTGGTGGCGAAGTCGGAGGAAGAGGCCGCGGCCATCACGAAAAAGACGCAGGAGACGGAGCCGGGCGGAGAGTTGGAGCAGCAGGATTTGCTGGAGGTCGCGGCCAGCGCGGCGGCGGAGCGGGAAGAGAGCCTGCGGAAGCGGTTGGCGGAACTGGCGGACCGGAAGGCGCGCGAAATCACCGCGGAAGAGTTCGCGATGAAACACCGCTGCCTTGCCGTGGCCGAATACGAGGAAACGATGCCGTGGGAGAAAAACCCCATCACCGAGAAGCAGGCGGTCTGCCTCCAGCGTGCCGGCATTTCACTAGAAAGCGTCCGCGGCCGTGGCCACGCAAGCGCCCTTCTGGGACTGGCCTTTCGAGGCAGGCCGCTGAGGAAGGCCACACCGGCCCAAGTGGCGATGCTGCGGCGCATGCGCTGGCGCTCCCCGGACGGGATGCGCGGGCCGGACGACGCGACGGAAAACGACATGCGCGCGGTTTGGATGGATTTCGCGCGGAAAAAGCGGGAACGAAAGGAGGCAGCCAATGCCGCAATGTGAAACGTGTGGAGGGGCGTTCGCTTTTCATGAGCTGGCGGCGCCGACGAGGGAGACGGTGGAGCGTGACGGAGTCACGGTGAAGAGTCATGGCCGTTGTTTGGCGTGCCTGGCGTCCGACTCGCGAACCTCAGCCATTAAGCGGGTGGAGCTCCTGCAACGGCTTGGGCGTTGGCGGGCCCTTGCCCGGCGGCTGGCGGGGCGGCTGGACCGTGCCGGCGTGTGCCACGGGGCCGGCCATGTCGGGGTGGTGTGCGAGACTTGTCTTGTTCTGGCTGAATTTGAGCGGATGGAGGTGGAGGATTGAAACCGAAGCTGGAGGACATGGGCGCGGCGATCCGGCGGCTGAATCCGCACCTGTTTGTAACGCGGAGCGCGGAGTGCGGAACGCGGAACGGCGTGGGCCGGGAGGCGGATTTGCATGAGCAAATCATGGACTGGTGCCGCGGGCGCGGTTGGATTTTCTTCCACGGCTCGATGGCGGAGCGGACGCACCGGACGGAGGGCGAGCCGGACTTTGTGATTCTGGGCGACGCCGGGCGGTTTTTTTTGGTCGAGTGCAAGACGGCGACGGGGAAGCTGTCGCCGGCGCAAGTCGCGATGGTGGCGCATGCGGCGAAGCTGGGCCACACGATCAGTGTGGTGCGCTCGATGGCGGATTTTCTGGCGGCGGTGGGCCGGGGAGGGGCGGAGTGAGCGCGTTCCATGACCGGACCTGGACCTTCATCAAGGCCCAGGGGCGGGCCGTGAGCCTGTGGGAGATTGCGAGGCTGAACGGTATGGCGCCCTGGCGGGCGTGTCCGTACCTCAGTTACATGCTGAGGAAGGGTTGGCTCATTAGGACGAAGAGGGGCCGGGGCGGTCGGGATGGTGGGTCGCCGTCGTGGTTCATTGTGCCGCCGCTTTCGCCGACGCAGGAGCCGAAGGGAGGGGATGGTTTGCATGAATAACCTGGGGACACGGGAGGAGTTGCAGGCCGCGCTGAAGGCCGGTCGGTGGACGCTGCGGAAGGACTCGTTGTTTTACCTTTTTCGGATCGGGTCGAAGGACCAGTTATTCAAGCCGACGGCGGTGCTGCGGGGCGGGACGGAGGTCGGGGTGGTGAAGCTTTACAGGGGCGGGCAGGCGGCGCTGTTGCGGTATGTGGACCGCGCCGGGCGGGAGTGGTGGTCTTGGACGCACGCGAAGTGAGAGGAGAAATTTCAATGATTGAGCGAAATGGCGTTGAGCTGGGGCGCAACGGTTCGGACCGTTTGCCGCCGCATTCGGGTGAGGCGGAACAGGGCATCCTGGGCTGCTGTCTGTGGAACAGTGCTTGCGTGGAGGAGGTGGAGCGAGCGGCTGGCGGCCTGGGCGCGGCCGGGCTGTTCTACGACCTGCGGCATTCGGTGATTTTCGGGGCGATCGCGCGGCTGCGCGAGTTCGACCTGATTACCCTTCAGCAGGAGTTGAAGGACCGGGGCGAGCTGGACCGGATTGGGGGCATTGCTTACCTCTCGGGCCTGCAGGATTGCGTCCCCTCGGCGGCGAACCTGGTCTATTACCTCGACATTGCGGTTGAGAAGGCGCGGCTGCGGCACCTTATTTCGACCTGCCGGGATGTGGCGGCGCGGGCGGAGGACTGCGGGGGCTCGGTGGAGGAATTCTTGTGGGCCGCTCAGTCGGATTTGGTTGGGATGCTGGGCCGCGCGGCCGGGGAGCGGGACGTTGAGTCGTGGAGTATTCGGGATCTGGCTGGCTACGGTTGCGAGGAGGACGCGAACTGCATCCTTGGCGTGAAGGATGGCAAGACGACGCGGTATCTTTGCCGGGGGCATGGTGCCTGGCTGATTGGGCCGTCGGGCGTCGGCAAGTCGAGTCTGGCCGTGCAGGAGGCGCTGCTTTGGGCCGCCGGCCGGGCTTTCTGCGGCATTGCCCCGGTGCGGCCGTTGCGGGTGCTGATTGTCCAGGCGGAGAACGACAAGGGCGACGCCTCGGAGCAGGTTCAGGGGATTCTGGCGGGGATGGGCATCAACGAATTCGACACGCCGGAGGTGTTCGAGTTGGTTTGGCAGAATGTCAGGTTCGAGACGGAGCGGGAGCTTGTGGGGCCGCGGTTCGTGCAGTGGTTGGAGCGGCGGATTGCGAGGCACCGGGCGGAATTGGTGGTTGTGGATCCGTTGTTGTCGTTCGCTGGTATTGACGTGTCCCGGCAGGACCAGACGACGAATTTCTTGCGGGCGGTCCTCAATCCGGTGCTGGCGGATACGGGTGCGGTCATGATTGGTGCTCATCACACCGGGAAGCCGAAGAACGCGAAGGACACGGCGAACTGGACGATTTACGACCATGCCTATGCCGGGATTGGCTCGAGCGAGCTGGTCAACTGGGCCCGGGCCATTTCGGTCCTGGTCCCGCTCGGGGATGGGCGGTTTGAGCTGCGGCTGGCGAAGCGCGGGGCGCGAGCCTGGGCGCGGCACCCAGACGGGCAGCGCACGACGAGCCTGTATCTGAAGCACGGGGACGAGCGGATTTTCTGGGAGCAGACGGCGCCGCCGGAGGCGTCGGAGGCCGGGGACGGCGGGTCGGGAGAGGCGAAGGAGGGCGGCAGGCCCTCTGCGGTGAAGCAGGTCCTTGGACTGGGTCTAGGGCCTTTGATTGACGGGCTGACTGAGGGTGTCGGGCTGAACCGGCTGGCGGAGATGGTTGACAACTTTGCGGCGGGGCGGCGGCTTGATGTGAAGCGGTGGACCTGTAAGCGGGTGGTGGCTGAATTGGTCGCGAATGGGGCCTTGGTGAAGGTGGAGGGCAAATACCGGAAGGCATGACCATGAGCGAACGAAACGAGGCGGATTTGGGCTGGCGGGTTCGGGAGCTGGAATGCGAGGTCGCGCGGCTCAAGGGTGAGAACGCCGGGCTGCGGGAGGGCTGGGCCCTGGGGTTCAAGCTGGCGAAGGAGGCTGAGGCCCGGATTGACGAGCTTGAGCGGGCGGCGGGGGCTCGGCTGGCACGGCTCGGCCGGCCGGAAACTGGGGCCGAGGGGACCTGAAATGAGGGTGGTGCAAAACTGGTGCAAAACCTCCCGTGGTGGAGGGTTTAGCACCGGTTGCGGAGGGGCGGTGCTAAACTGGTGCAAAACTGGTGCAAAACTAGGTTTTGTGCTGGTGCAAAACCCCCGGTGCAAAACCTCCCCCCTAAAGGGGGGAGGTTTAGTGCACCGGTGGGTGGTTTGCCCCGGTCGGGATTTTGAGTTCTGCACCGGGGTGGTGCAGAAGGCTGGAATTTGGAGCTCTGGGTTTGGGGTTTAGTACCTGTCTGGAATGGATGCGAAGTCGACAAAGCGGGTGGCGGTGCCAGAGCACCTGGAGCCGATGCTGCGGGTGGTGGACGTGGCGGCGTGGCTGCACATGCACCCGGACACGGTCGTGAAGTTCGCCCGGACCGGGCAGATGCCGGGGCACAAGGTCGGGAAGCGGTGGCTGTTCGTCACGTCCGAGGTGGTGTTGTGGGTGAGTTCAGTGAAATTAACCAAGTGAACTATGAGTGAACCGAGCGATGTTTGGCAGCAGTTGCCCCGGGAAGGCGGCAAGGCGTTTGAGGCGTTCAGGTTGTATCTGGATTGTGGTTCTGGCCGGACCGTTGTGGCGGCGGCGGTTCGGTGTTCGAAAAGTGTGAGCCTTTTGGCGCGCTGGTGCCGCAAATTTGACTGGGAGGGCCGGGCCCGGGCCTTTGACGCGCATTTTGCGGTCATCCGGCGGCGCGCGGAGGAGAAGGCGGCGGCGGTCGAGGGCGTGGACTGGGCCCAGCGGGCGCGGAATCACCGGGAGGACGAGTGGAACGTTCGGGCGGAACTGCTCCAGGCGTGCCGGAAGACGCTGGAGAAGTTCCGCGACGGGACTCGGGGCGCGACGCTGGGCGACGTGGCCCGGGCGCTGGATCTGGCCAGCAAGCTCGGGCGGCTGGCCAGCGGGCTGGACTTGGAGAAGCAGCCAGAGGAGAGCGGTGAGGACGTAAACGTCCTGGTCGAGATTGAGGCGGTCTTGGACAAGCTTTACGGGCCGAAGGCGCCGCCGGGGCCGGTTTTGGAGGTGGAGGCGCTGACGAACGCGGAACGCGGAACGGGGAACGCGGAACAAGGGGGAAGCAGGAAGGCGGAGGCCGTGGCGGGCGGGCCTGAGCGGGCGCCGGTGCTGCCTGCGGAGGACCGGGCATTCGTTTTGCGGGCGGCGTTGGAAGGCGGGGGGCCGCCGTGAGCTCGGTTTTGGACTGGGGCCGGCAGGCGGTGGCGGCGGGTTGCCCGCGGGACCAGGTTGGCCGGTTCATTCTGGCCGGCGTCATGCTCCAGCCGCGGCAGCTCGTGGCGAGCGCGGCGGCGAGGCTCTGCGACGGGCGGGACGGGCCGACGGCGGTCGGCTACGGCGGGGCGCGCGGCGGCGGGAAGTCTCATTGGCTGCTGGCGCAGATGGGCGCCGATGACTGCCAGCGGGTCGAGGGGCTGAAGTGCCTGCTCCTGCGGAAGGTCGGCAAGGCGAATTTGGAGCACTTTGAGGATCTGCGGCGGAAGCTGTTCGTGCGGCTGAAGCACGACTTCTCCGCGTTCCGGGGCGTCCTAACGTTCCGGAACGGGTCGCGCATCCTGGCCGGGCATTTCCAGAACGAAAAGGACATTGATGCCTACCTCGGCCTGGAATACGACGTGATTGGGATTGAGGAGGCGACGACGCTGACCGCGCGGAAGTATTCTGACATTGCTACTTGTTGCCGCTCGGCGCGGCCGGGCTGGCGGCCGCGGATCTATTCCACGACGAACCCGGGCGGCGTTGGGCATGGCTGGTATCGGGCGAAGTTCGTGGCGCCGATGGTGGAGGGGCGGGAGGTCGAGACGCGGTTTGTCTCGGCCTTGGTCACGGACAACGCTTACAACAACCCGGAATATCAGCGCGTGCTCGAGAGCCTGACCGGATGGCAAAAGCGGGCGTGGCTGCACGGCGACTGGGACATTGCGGCCGGGCAGTTCTTCACGAACTTCCGGCGGGACGTGCACGTGCTGCCGGATTTCGACGAGACGCGGGCGCGCGAGTGGTGGGCTGCGCTGGACTACGGTTTCGCGCATTACACGGTTTTCCTGCTCGGGTGCCGGGACGGCGATGGCAACACGTTCGTGGTGGACGAACATGCCGAGCGGCTGTGGCATCCGAAGCGGCATGCGAGCGCCATTGGCGCTTTGCTGGCGCGGCACGGGCTAGGGACGGAGTCGCTAGCCCGTCTGGTGGCTGGGGCGGATGTGTTCAGCCGGCAATCGGACGGGACGACGATCGCGGGGCAATACCGGCGTTTGGGCATCGTGCTCAAGCCTGCGAACATGGACCGGGTGAACGGCTGGGCGGAGATCCTGCACGGCCTGGGCGACGCGGCGGCGGGCGTCACGCCGACGCTCTTCCTTCATCAGCGGTGCAAGCGTCTAGTCGAGACGCTGCCGCTGCTGCAGCATGACCCGAACCGTGGCGAGGACGTGCTGAAGGTGGATGCAGACTCGGACGGTGTCGGCGGTGATGATGCGGCGGACGCGCTGAGGTACCTGGTGGCGACGAAGCGCGGGAGCGTGCGCGTGATGAAGCTGGCGGGGCTGTAGGGGGAAAGGCTGAAGGCTGAAGGTTGAAAGGGGAAGGCGGGCGCCAGACTTTACCTGACCCTCTCGCTGCCGAAACGCTCAGCAAAGGCGGTGCGAATCTCAGATGTCATTTCGATGACCGCCTGGCTGGAACTCATCCTGCCAAATTCGGTGAACAAAACCTGCAACTGGCCATCTCTCAGATAGGCTCTGCATGTGAGTGAACCCCTGTGCTGCTGGCGTGCCTGCTCCACAGTAAGCCCCCACCACCTTATCACGCCCGCGGCGGCATCCGTATAAGGCCCGCCATCTCCTAGTCCGTGCTGGTGCACGGCGCGGTCAACCATTTGCATCGCGGTTTTAACTTCAGAGGTCTCAACAGAAATTGTGGAAGTGGCCTCTGCCATCGCGGCCGATGTCGGAGGTAGAAGGGAGACGCGCTTGGTGGCAATCGGATCGCATCCAACTAGAACCAAAGCGAGGAGGATTGCAACGGTGAAGCGCATTAGGATCAAACTCTAGGATTCACGCAAATTGAGAGCAGGCTGACCGGGCAGCGTCTGCTTGGGCGTCATGGAGCAACGCTAGTTGTGGCGGGGTGCCGGGTCAATTTCGGAATCAATTCCCCCGGCCCGGCGCGCGATCTTCCAACCCCCATCCAAAGGTTTCCGGAGCGGCTGGCACAGGGATGCTTGGGCGGGACATATAATGCGACATTGTGCGTACTGTTAATTCCGCAGTTATAGGGAGTGTCCGCAGGAAGGTTCCTATAACTGGTCCCCCGGAATTCAGTAAGCGGCAGCGTTGCACAATGTCCGTTATATGGCCTGCCCAAAGCAAGGAGACCCCACCAAAAAATCTCGTCGGTCTCCGGTCCCCTGTGCCAGCCGCCCCGGAAACACGTCGTTCAGATTCGCGCCGGGCCGGGCCAACCCGTAATGACTCGCGATTAGCGCCATCTGAAAGCTCATTTGCCTTCGGCCCACTGCGGAAAATGGGGTTCTGCTGGAATGTGGCGACCGTAGGGGACAGGGCGGTTGGCGCAGGCCGGCGGGAAGCTGGGGAGCGAGGGGCGCCCCCATTTTTCGCTGTGGGACGATGGCAAACCATCTTGGGGGCTGGGCAAGTCCGGTGGCAAATGGCCGCAGTCACACTCCAATACAGCCTGGCAACTCGTGACGGAGGCCGTTTGCCGCCGGTCTTGCCCGGCCGGGGTCGGGGTGGCAGCGCCACCTGCGATCTTGGCCTGCGGCGTCATGGCTTCCCTGGACACGCGGAGCGCCAACGGAAAAACTAGCGGAGCACGGCCTTTGTCCTGGGCGCGGTGGTCTTTGAAAGTTGCGGGAGTGCAGAGGGACGCGTTCCTCTGGTCCGGCTGAAGGCCTGGGTAACTCGCCGAGTCTCTGGCCTCCCGCAGTGCCGCAGTGCCGGAATCTGCTGTTTGATGGAGGCCGGAGGCGCGAGGACAGGGCAGAGTCTCGCCGGGGGTGGCAGCGCCACTTGCGTTCTTGGAGGCGGGACGGTCCAGTTTTTCGCGCACTGTCTTTTCGTGAAAAACTGGACGGTCCCGCCGGCGCTGGGAGTGACGGTCTTTGAAGGTGAGGGAGTCCAGAGGGCTGCGGCCCTCTGGCCGCCGGAGGCACAACAATTCGTTTCCCCCACCATCTGATGCAGCCGCGCCTGGCAGGGCCTAGGGGACAGGGTGGCCCGAAGGCAGCGCTTCCTTCGTGTGCCTAAAACCATATACCGCCCCGGCGAGCACGCGCTACCGCCAATCACGCGTGGTTCGAGGAGTCGATGCGCGCCCGAGCAGACACTGCGCTCACAACGCGCGCGCGGCGTGCTCAGGGCAAGGCCGCCGGGCTGCGTGTCCTAGTTAAACGGAGGCGGCCGGTCGCAGACCCTCGGGGCGCCCTGCCTAAAGGGGAGCGGAGGGATGAGGGCCGCTAGGGATGCCGCTATGGGTCCGTTAGGACCCTCGTGGCGTTCTGGTTGCAATTGCCTCCCAGTGGGTATGCCGTGCCCGTGCCGGGGCGCGCGTGGCCAAGGGCGTCCGAGCGGGGGAGAACCACTCTATGTGAATGCGGGGTTCAAGGGAGGGGCGGCGTGGCCCGTGCGTGTGCCCGAGCGTGTTCGCGTTGTTCCTGGCGCCCGCGCGTGAGGGCAATTCGCGATTAGCGTTCAATCATCCTGCCAGCACCGGCTGGCCTAATTTGGGCTGCGCCGCTGTGGAGGCGGCGCAGAGGGAATTCAACATTCCACGAGAATCGTGGATCTGCGTGTCCCGAAAACCAATTCCTTCTTTGTCCTGGTCGGAGCCAAAGCGAGGCACGAGCCATCGACCAAAACCATTAAGGCGAGAGGACGACATGAGGAACGAATTAGGAGTCTCGGCAACGGGGTCCCCGAAACGCGCCCGAGAGACGAAGGGCGCGTTTCGGGGTTTTTTTTGACGGGGCTGTCAGTCGGGCATGGCCTCGTCCACCAGCTCAAGCTGGCGGTCGGTGGCCATCCGTTCGGCCAGGTGCCGCGCGGCGGAGTAGCTCCGCAGGCGGTAAACCGGTCCGTCTGGATCGGCGTATTCGTCGCCGGCATAGACGGTCCATTCGGGAATCTCGTCATCGTCCCGGGCGGTGGTGGGGAATGGGCCGTCGAAAAACACGGCCACGGTTTTTGCTCTGTTCGGGTTCATAGTCGTTATTTGTTCGGGGTGAAACGAAGGGTCTTGGTGCATTCCCGGCCTTTGGCGTTGCGGTCGCTGGTGTAGTCCAGGGGCCGGCCACAGTCGGGGCAGGTTTTCCAGTAGGTGCCGCGTTCGCGGTCGCGCGGGCTGCGGCAGAACCAGCGGATGCCGCAACTGGCGTGCTCGTCGGGTTGGCGCTTGCGCTGTTCCATCCCGCGCTTGGTCCGGCGCCATTCCTTCTCGCTCTGCTCCTTCGCCTTCGCGGCTTCCCGTTCCTGCCGTCGCTGGGCGGCAACGAGCTTGGCAATGCGCTTCTGCCGGGCGTTTTCCTCGCGCTTGGCGATCCTGGCTTTGGCCTTGGCCCAAGCCGCGGCGTCGGCGTCCTGGCGGGCCTTAATCGCGGCCTCGGCAATCGGGCGCTCGAACGGGAGAAGGAATTGGTCGGCGGTGTATTTCATGGTCAGCGGTTGATGAGGTTGGCCATGGCGGCAACGTGTTTGGCGGCGATGGTGTAGGCCCCAGCGCGGCCTTGGCAGAAAGCGGCCCCGCGCGGGTCGGGGTGCTTGCGTGCGTCGCGGAGGTTCTTGGCGGCGAGTTCGGCAAAGAACACGACGATGCGTCGGGCTTGGCGTTTGTTCATAACTGCTCCTTAGGCGTTGCGGTTCAGGATCGGAACACAGGAGTTCGGGCTAATCCGCTCCAACTTCGGCCCGGGTTGAATCCGGACGTGTTTGCCGAAAATGGTCCAGAAGGACCTGACAGGCTGGGGAACAGCCACAACGGCGGCACAGTCGTTCACGCTGACGATGCGGCAGATTTGGCCGGCGTAGGGAATCAAATCGCCGGGCTGCAGGTAGGTGGTCGAGTTCATGACGCATAGGCCTCCATAGCCGGCTTGGTGGTGTAGGTGTCGCGAGGGTCGGCCTTGCTGCCGTAGGTGAACTTGCCGCACGGGTGCTGCCAGAGCTGGCGCTTGCTGTTCCAGTGAAAGCCAATCTGGCTGAGCTGCTGCCGCACTTCCGGGGCTGGCGCGGTGTCAAACGCGATCCACACCCACCCGCCAACGGTAAAGGCCTTACTGACGAAGTCGGGCAGTGCCCCGGCCAGGAGGTTGAGAACGGTGTCGGTGTTAAGCGCGCGGTTCTGGGCGCGCTTCTCGAAGTCCACGGGCAACCTGGTCTGCGCGGCGGGTGCCGTCTGTTCCGGCCCCGGCTGCTGCTGCTGTTGGTCCCCCGATGGTGTGTGCTGGACGGCTCTGGAGCTCTGAACAATTTTCGTTTTCGGTTTCATATCTTTTTTTTTGCTCTGATGGTGTGTGCCGTCCGGTCCCTCGCCCTTCGACCTAAAGAGAGCGCGTCTGGGGCGCCCGGCGGGAGTAATCTTCAGAGGGCACCGCCGGTCCCGGCCCCCAGACTCGGTGCGCTCGGCTTAGGGCGAGGGAGCGGATGTGCCCACCAGCAAAAATAAGGATCTGAAACCACTTCGGTTTCCCGGTATGGCGGGAAACCGATATTCAGGCGACAGCCTCTAACTGAAACCAACCTCCCGGCCTCCGCGGCGATGCGACGGGTGCACGGGTAATTAGAGCTTCGTCGCGGTGGCCGACTCACCTGGGGCCGGGCAGAGTCTCGCGATTAACGGAGCCAGAGGGCGTCAGCGACCCGCGTGCGGAGTGGTTGCGTCAGCAAAATCGCGAGGCTCTGACCGGCGTGGATGAAAGTGATAGAGTCCAGAGGAACGCGTTCCTTTGGCCCTCGGAGAGCCGCCGGAGGCACAACGCGCCGATTAGGCGTTCATCACCTTCCGGCGATAGCCGGCCATCTTTCAATTCGTGTCCCTGAAACCATATGAACCCGGGCAGCGCGCGCGTCCAAATTTCTCGCAGCGTCTATTGGCAGGGCGACGCCCGAAATAGACACGGCCCACCTACAGTCGCGCGCGCTAGCAGGGAGGCGCCGTGCGTGACTTTCGCGTTCCTGAAATGGCGCCGTGCGAGGAGCCCCGGGTTAGGGGGAAAACCAATTAGCGACGAAGAGCCTGCGGCCCGGGTTGTCGCGTGCGGCTGCGACGTTGCGAAGAGGTCGCGTGGCCTGCAACGAGCGCGGCCCCCAGCGATTAGCGGGCAATTGATTCGGCGGGAGCCGCCAATTCAAACAGCGATTAGCGTTCAATTATCCAGCCGCTTGCGGCCCAATTTGGGCACGGCAGGGTCCTTCCGCGGCTACCAGGCGGTCTGGGTTCACGGGCTGTCCCGCTGCTTTACGGCGTTCGAGCGCGAGTGGAATTCCTGGCATTCGAATTTCTGAGGCAAGCGAAATCTCGACCCTTTATTAGCCGGTAGGATCCGGCTCCGTCCGGTTCCGTCCGGTTCCGTCCGGTAGGCTGTGGCAGTGCCGGCTGAAGTCCGTTTGTGCCGGGTTAGAGTCGCGCGCGAAGGGCTATGCCAGTCGATTTGAGACACGCGCAATACCTGGATGCGCTCCCCGGTTGGGAGCGAGCCCGGGACGTTATTGCTGGCGAGCGGCGCATCAAGGCGCGGGGCGAGTTGTATCTTCCGCGGCTTGAGGGCCAGTCGGACGTCGATTATGCGGCCTATCGGGATCGGGCTTGTTTCTACAACGGGACGCAGCGGACGCATGAGAGTCTTTTGGGGCTCGTGTTTCGAAGTGCCGGGGTGCTCAAGCTGCCGGAGGACGGTTCTTCTGCGGCTGCTGGGCTGCGGCGGTTCGTCGGTTCGGTGGATTACGTTGGTTTGGATTTTGAGGCGTTCGCGCGGAAGTTGATGGGCGAGGTCCTTGCGGTCGGGCGCGGGGGAGTCCTGGTGGACTGGGTTGGTGGTGAATCGGGGCGGCCGGTTGGCCTGTTCTACGCGGCGGAGGACATCCTTAATTGGCGGGAGGAACGCATCAACGGCCGGCAGGTTCTTACGCTGGTGGTGCTGCGGGAATGGCGTCCCAGTGCTGCGGGTGATGACGTCTTTGCTTCGGCGGCGGTCGAGGAATATCGCGTGTTGCGGTTGGTGGATGGTGCCGGCGGGAAGCAGGCGCAGGCGGAGGTCTGGGGCAAGGTTGCCGGGGCCTGGGTGGTTAAGGAGACGGCGCCGCTGCACCGTGCTGGTCGGCCTCTGAATTTCCTTCCTTTCCTTTTCTTCGGTGGTGCTGGCGGTGCGGATGTGCCTGCGATTCCGCTGGAGCATCTGATTGCGGTGAACCTGGACCATTACCGGGTGGATGCGGATTACAAGCACGGGCTGCATTACACGGCGTTACCGACGGCTTATGTGGCCGGGATCGAGATGAAGGACCGGCTGGCGGTCGGTTCGCGCACCGCTTGGATTCTGGACAGCAAGGAGGCGAAGGTTGGTTTTCTGGAGTTCACCGGGCAGGGCCTGTTGTCGTTCGAGAAGGTGCTGGACCGGGACGAGCGCCAGATGGCGGTCTTGGGGTCTCGGATGCTCGAGAGCCAGAAGCGTTCTTATGAGTCGGCGCAGACGATCGAGCTGCGGCAGACGGCAGAATTTTGTGTCCTGGGCGTGCTCGCCCAGTCGGTGAGTCGTTGCCTGACTGGGGTGCTGCGGTTGGCGGGCTGGTGGCTGGACCGCAGTGCCGAGCTGGAGGCGTTCGGTCGTGAGGTGGTGGCCTTCGACTTGACGCAGGATTACACCCCGCTGGTGATGACGGGTGACGCCGTCAACGCGCTGGTGGGCGCTTGGGAACGTGGTGCGATCAGTCGGGACACGATGCTGGATGCGCTGCGGCGGGGTGAAATCCTCCTGGATGCGCGAACGAACGCGCAGGAGGCGGCGCTTGCTGCGGCCGAGGGCCGTGGTGTGGTCGGCGGTGAAACGAAAACCAAGTGAACTGGAACAGAAACGCATGGCACTGAAACGAAAACTAGTGAAGCTGGAAGAGGTCGCGGAGGGACTGCGGCCTTTGTATGTGGAGCGCGATGGCGCTTTCCATTTGGACGCCGAGGAGGATCCGCGCATTGCGGAGATGCGCGATTCCGCGATTGCGGCTCGTAAGGAGGCGCTGGCGGTGCGGGAGTCTTATGCCGGCCTGGACGCGGCTGGAGTTAAGAAACTGCAGGAAGAGAAGGCGCGGCTGGAGGACGAGCAGCGTATCAAGGATGGGAAGGTGGCCGAGGTTATTGCGGAGCATGTCCGCAAGGCGTTGGCGCCGGTGACGGAAGAGCGGGACCGGTTGTCGTTGCGGCTTTCTTCGGTCCTTATCGACAACGCGGTTGTTACGGAGGGGACCAAGCGCGGCCTGCGCGCGTCGGCGGTGGCGGACCTCACGGCGCGGGCGCGGAATGTTTTCAGGCTCGTGGACGGCAGTCCACGAGCGGTGGGCGCGGATGGCCAGCCTTTGATGAGTAAGGCTGGGACGGCGCCGTTGAGTTTGGCCGAATGGGTCGATGCCTTGGGGACCGAGGCACCGCACTTGTTTGAAGCAAATGCTGGCGCCGGAGGCGCTGGCTCTGGCTCCGGAGGGGCCGGGACGGGTGGCACCGCGAATCCTTGGCGGAAGGATACGTGGAACGTCACGGAACAGATGGCCTTGCTGCGCCGGGATCCAGCACGCGCTGCGGCCCTGGAAGCGGCGGCCAAACAACAATAACTAAGCCGGGAAACCGGCGGAAAGGTGAGTTATGGCGAAGACGATGATTGCGGACGTAATTGTCCCGGAAGTGTTCCAGAAGTATGCGAGGGAACGGACGGCGGTGTTGTCTGCCTTCGTGCAGGCGGGGATTGTGGCGCGTGACCCGTTGTTTGACGCGCTGGCGGCGGGTGGCGGCCGGACGGTGAATCTGCCCTTCTGGCAGGATGCGACGCCGGCCCGGCAGGTGTTGGATGATGGTGGCGCGCTCGAGGTGAATAAAATCACCGCGGCGGCGGACATTGCCTACATCCAGAACGACGGTCAGGCGTGGAGTGTCAACGACCTGGCGAAGGCGCTCTCGGGTGCGGACCCGATGGGTGCGGTGGTGGAGCAGGTCTCCGGTTACTGGGCGCGCATCGACCAGGGCATCATGCTGGCGAGTCTGGCGGGTGTCTTTGGTGCGGCGAGCATGGCGGCCAACCTGCTCGACATTGCCGAGGAAGTGGTTGCCAACGTGGACGCGGCTTCGAAGCTGACGGCTTCGACGTTCGTGGATGCGACGCTGAAGCTTGGTGATGCGTCGACGAAGCTGACGGCGATCGCCATGCACTCGGACACGGAAGCTGCGCTGCGGAAGGCGGACCTGCTTGAGGTCATTCCGGGCAGCATGGGCGTGGCGAGCATCACGACCTTCCAGGGTCGTCGGGTCATCGTGGACGATGGTTGCCCGAAGCGTGCGGGGACGACGAGCGGCACCGTGTATCGCAGTTACCTGTTCGGCGAGGGCGCGTTCGCGATGGGTCATGCGCCGATGAGCACTCCGGTGCAAGGTGGCATCGGGACGGAAGGCGTGGAGATCGAGCGTAACGGTCTGGCCGGTGATACTGCGCTGATTAACCGCCGTCGTTTCATCCTGCATCCGCGTGGTGTGAAGTTCACCAGTGCGGAGTTGGACGGTGCGAGCCCGACGAACGACGAGCTGGAAGAGCCGACGAACTGGGTGCGCGTGTGGGAAGCGAAGAACATCCACATTGTCGCGATCGAGCACAACAATTAACCCTGCCGGAGCTGGGACCGGGTGTTCTCCGGTCCTGGCTCCGGTTTTCTTGGTCATTGTTGAGTCAATTTTCAAGGGCCGGGTGGTGGTGGAACAGAATATCCCCATGATTTGGGCCAGAGCGCGGGCGTGCTGGAGCGTTGAGAGGAGCGAACCATGAGCAGAAAATTACCAGGCGGGCGGAGTGCACTGTTGCGGGCGTGGCTGGCGGTGCGGGCGCACCGACGGAAGCGGCCGCTTGCGGCCGGGTTGGCGGCTTACTGGGCGCTGGACGGCGCGGTGGCCGGGGTGTGGCCCGATGGGCATGGGCCGCATGACTTGGCGGTTGGGCCGGGGGGCACGGTTGGCGTTGAGCCGGGCGTTGTTGCTGGGGCGCTGAGCATCAGTGATACGGAGATGTGGGCCGAGGGCTGTTTTCTGCAGACTGCGGCGACGGCGGCGCTGGCTATGGGTGGCGATTTTACGGTGTCGGCCTGGATCATGCCAGAGCTCCGGGACTGGGCAGACGAGCCGGTCCTGCGCGTGGCAACTTCGGAGGGCGTGAACTGTTTTGCGCTTCGCACGAGGTTGATGGATGACATGAAGGGCGTGCTGTCCTTTGCGGTTGGTGCGGAGGGCGGTGGCGATCCGGTGGTGTGTGACGGTTGGATGCCGACGGATGCGCATGAGTGGACCCATTGTGTGGCCGTGCGGCAGGCCGGCGCGCTGACGCTTTATCGGAATGGGGAGGTGGAGGCGACTGCGAATCTGCCGGCTGGTTTCCGGGTCCTGCGGGCGATGCCGGCGGGTTTCGTGCAATTGGGCGGTTCGGGCGCTGTGCCGAACTTTCCGGGTCGGATTGACGAGGTCGCGGTGTGGCAGCGCGCCTTGGGCCGGGCGGATGTGGCGCGGCTTTACAACGGCGGGGCTGGGTTGGCCTACGCGGATTTCTAAGGAGGCGCGCATGGCACTGGTGCTTTTGAAGGAAGATGGCAGCGGCAAGGCCGACGCGAACGCTTACGCGAGCGTGGCGGATGGTGATGCCTACCATGAGGGTCATCTTTACGCGGCGGCCTGGACGGGCGCGACGGCGGAGAAGAAGGCCGCGGCGCTGGTGATGGCGAGCCGGCTGATTGACTCCTGTGTGCGTTTCAACGGCGCGCGGGCGACGGAGGTGCAGGCGTTGGCCTGGCCGCGCGCGGGCTGTCCCGATCCGGAGGGCGGCGTTGCGGCTGTGGTGGCGGATGACGCGGTGCCGCGGGCGGTGGTGGAGGCGACTTGCGAGACGGCGCGGGCCCTGCTCATCGAGGACCGGACGGGCAACCCGGAGGGCGAGGGGCTTTCTTTCGTCACGCTGGGGGACATGCAGGAGAGTTTCGACAAGGCGGATCGGCGTCCGATGGTGCCGCAACTGGCGCAGTCAATGTTGGCGCGTTACGGCCGGACGGAGCGGGGCGGTTCGGGTGTGGCGCAGTTGGTGAGGGCGTGATATGGCGAGCCGGGCAACCATTGAATCGGCGGCGAGCTCCGCGTGGCGGTGCTTCCGGGATTTTGTGGTGCCCTGTTACTACTTCGTGTCGGGGCCGGTGAACAAGGGGACGGTGGAGTGCATCATGCGGCCGGTGCCGAGCCGGGTGGTCGACGGGGTGGAGGTGAAGGTTGGGGACAGTGTGGTTTTCATTCCTGCGGTGCAGATGGCGGCGGTGTCGATGCCGGCGGTCGGGGATTACCTGCTGACGCCGGACGGCGTGAAGCGGTGGAATGTCTTGGCGGGGCAACTGAACGGGAGCCAGACGTTGATGGTTCTGGTGGTGCGGCGGATTTATTGAGGCGGGAGCATGACGAACATGAGCCCAACTGACTTTCTTAAGGCGGTGGACCATGCCGCGGGCATGAATGACCGCTGGCTTTTTCTGGCTGCCTTCTTCCTGCTGCTGCTGGTCTGCGGCGCGGTCATTCATTGGCTGGTGCGGCAGCTTCGGACGGTCATCAAGGAGCACAACGAGCTGCGCGAGGCGCACCACAAGGCCCTGGCTGAGATCATCGAGAATCAGAATGAGATGGCTTTGAAACTGGCGGTTTGTCTGGACCGGAACACGGAGGCGCTGCGGGAATGCGCGTTTGAGCTGCGGCGTTTTCAGGAGGCACGGGACAAATGAAATTTGCGCTTTTGGTGGTGGTCCTGGTGGTTGCAGGCTGCGGCGGTCCGGCGCCATTGCGGGGCGGCCGGGCCGCCGCGGTTAGTCGTCCGGCGGGCGGCGTGGAGCAGACGGTTGTTCAGTCGGAGAACCCGGCGGCGGAGTCGCGGCAGGACCAGGAGAGCGTCAGGGTGAAAACTTACACCGTGCCGGCGGCGTCGCAGATGGTGACGGAACGGGTGATTGACGCGGTGACGAACCGTGAAACGGTCGTTCTGGCGGCGGCGATGCCGGTCGTGGACCGGGTTGAGACGCGGGCCAAGACGGAACTGGGCGCGGCTCAGAAGGACACGGCGCGGGAGATTGGCGCGAAGCTGGCCAGTCTCCGCGGGATTGTCTGGGTGGGCGTGGTGCTGTTCCTGGCCGGGCTGGCGACGCTGTTTTATCCGCCGCTGCGGGCCATCGTGGGCAGCGTGACGACGAGCGCGGCGATCTGTGCCGGCGGTCTGGCGTTGATGGTCCTGCCGACGTTGATTGTGGGCAACGAGGTGGTAATCTTGGCGGTGGTGGCGCTTTCGGTGGGTGGCTGGTTTATTGCGCACCGATACGGGAAGCTGCGCGGCCTAGTCGAGGGCCGCGCGCCCCCGGGTTCGTGAGTTGGTGTTTGCCTGCCGGCCGGACGTTGCGAGACGTCCGGCCGGATTTTTTATGGCGCCAGAGGGTTTTACGCGAATTACGCGAATTGACGCGAAGGGGGCTGGGACCGGAGGACGGAGACCGGAAGCCGGCGCAGCACGAAACACACGAAAACCGGGTTTTACGCGAATTACGCGAATTGACGCTGACGTTCAGCAGAACCCCTCCCCCATCCTTTTCACTTTTGTTTTTTCTACGCTGCCTCTTCGCCGGTGCCAAAACCGTCGAGGGGGCTGCGCAGGCCCAGGCCGGGGCGGTTCATGACGTGGGTGTAAATCTGGGTGGTGGCCACATCGGCATGGCCGAGGAGGTCCTGCACGCTGCGGATGTCGGCGCCGCTCTCGAGCAGGTGCGTGGCGAAACTGTGACGGAGCGTGTGCGGGGTGACGCGCTTGTGCAGCCCGGCCCGGCGCGCGGCCTCCCGGATCCCGGTTTGGAAGGCGCCCTCCAGCAGGTGATGGCGCCGCTGCACGCCCGCGTGCGGGTCCCACGAGACCTGCCGCGAGGGAAAGAACCAAAACCATTCCCACGATACGCCCGCGCCGGGATACTTGCGCTCGAGCGCCTCGGGCAGCCACACGCCGGCCCGCTGCGCGGCGCGGTCCAGTTCGTGAAGGGTCCGCAGGCGGTCGCGGTGGGCGCGCAGGCGCTCGACCAGGCGGCTGGGGAGCATCGTAATGCGATCTTTGTCGCCTTTCCCGGCCCGCACTATGACTTGGTGGCGTTCGAGGTCCACGTCCTTGACGCGCAGGCGGAGCAACTCGAGCAGGCGCAGGCCGCTGCCATACATGAGCTCGGCCATCAACTGCGTGGTGCCCTCGAGGGCTTGGAAGAGGCGCTGGCATTCGCTGCGGCTGAGCACGGCGGGCATCTGGGGCGCGCGGCGGGAAAGGGCAAAGCCGGTCAGGTCGCCGGGCTCGCGGCCGAGGGCCTCGCGAAAGAGATAGACGAGGGCGTTGAGGGCCTGCTTTTGGGTGCTGACGGCGACGCGGCCTTTGACGGCCAGTTCGCTGAGGAAGGCGCGGAGGTCCTGGTCGGTGGCGTCCTCGATCTGGCGGGGCTGGAGGAAGCGGTGGAGGCGCCAGGCCCATTCGCGGTAGGTCTGCTCGGTGCGCCAGCTGTAGTGGCCGAGGCGGAGGCGTTCGATGAGGCGGCGTTCCCAGGGGGCGGCGCCGGTGTCGGCCTGGCCGAGGGTGGGGAGATTGTCCAGCCGGGGCACGGCGCAATGCTGGCGGCCGGCGCGGAAGAACCAGTTGAGTCCCTCTTTCCAGAGCTGGGGCTGCTGGGCGAGGGCGCGCCGGGTGACATCGGCCATGTAGGCGCGGGCGCTGTGGGCGGTGACGCTGACGCCGTTGCGGGCGCAGAAGTCGAGGTAGCCGGTAATGGCCAGCGCGTAAAGGCGTTGCAGCGGGGCGCTGAGGCCGCTGGCGTGAAGGGCTTCGCGCCAATTGGGGAAGATGACTTCTGGGACCCGGGCAAACGGCGCGCCCGACACGGGGACGGCAGGGTGCGAGTGCAT